AGGTTACCAACATCAACGTAGAAGATACGACGCTCGGGAGCACGTGAGACACGATAGATGATTTGAGCATCTTCTACCATTCTCAGGTTGTTCAGAGGTTTGATAGCTTTGTGTAGGTATCCAAGGACCATCTTTCGTCCAGCGTCCATGAGACCTGAACCAGAGTATGCGATAGAATCTTTGGATATTTTGATTTGTGACTTACTCCCAGAATCCTTGGTAAAGAATCCATTTGGAGCATAGATGTAATACTCATCAAACTTCGGTATGATGGGTTGGACCATTGCATTTTGAATCTCTTCGGGTGTAGGACGTTTCTCTTCCCTTACCTTCTTCAGTTTCAGACTGTCAATGATTCGTAACTCTGTGAGACCTTCCGCAGGATTTGCAGGGTCAATGATACAATGGTAATAAACCCTACCATCAATGTACCACCTCTTGAAGACATCGTACCCAAGATTACGGAAGTCGAGTAGGCGTAGGATAGTCTTGAACTCACGATGGAGTTCTTTTTTGACTTTCTCTCCTACGTTTAGATTTGAAAGGTTGAGGGTGACAAGATCGGTTTTCCCTGTGTCAACAATAATCTCATTAATGATATCATCGATTGCCGTTTCACACTCAGGTTGTAACGCCATTCCACGATATCGGGCGATTAAGTCAAACTCATTTTTGACTGTACCCTCAAGATCAAGGAACTGACCAAACGCACCAGCACCAGAGGCAATGGAGGCTACTCCGTCCTCTGGTTCTGGAATCGTAAAATGCTGAGAGGTCAGCTTGTCACTGTCATCCCTTCCGATTGTAAAACCGAAAAGTTTGATTGCCATAATTTATTCTCTATTATTCGTCTTTAAGACCACGTGTAGCTGTCTTCTCAATCTCGTAGTATTGATAAGCCATTTCTACAGTGAAGGATTCAATGGTATCGGTGTCTCCGTATGACAGAGCGATATCCCCTACGTTCACAGGAAAAGCGGTATTAAACTTATACCTTCTAAGTTGGTTACCCTTCTTTCCAAGTTGTGTAACGTATATAGTGGAGATGATCTCCGAATCTGCATTGATCTCTACTTTGTTTCCGAATACGTTTGCGAAGTTTTGAATGTCGTGTGCCCATTCTTCGAATGCGACTCTGATACTCATATCTTCGTCATTGTAGAACGAAAGTGAGAGGTTTCCAAAGGTCCGTGTACCAGGCAGTTTAATCTGTCTACCCATGAAGGATACTGGAATGTTTCCAAGATCGGTAGCAGGTAAACTTGCAGTCTGACACAATAAGAAGTGTTCAGGTGCGAATGTAGGTACGTTCTGGAAATACTGTTGCCCTTTACCCTCAATACTTACAGCAAATAGATTGGGGCGAGCACCAGCTTTTGGAAAACTCTTGATAAAATCATTTATCGAATATGCTACGTCAGCCATTTATCTCCCTTATACTGCTCCAACCGCTTCGCTGAACTCGACCCCAGAACGGACCGCAACGAATGTCAGTTGTATGAAGTTAATAGATTTAGTGGGCTTGATAAAGATGTCTGCAGCGAACTTGTTAGCATCGATAAGGTCAGGTGTGTTATTGGTTTCGTCACAAACGACTAAGAAGTCTGTGATACCCTGTCCCGACTTGATACCCTCCAAGAATCCCTCAATAAGTGAGGAGAAGTTCGACCTTGTGAACGCAGTATTGAACTGGAACAACTGGTCTCTCGCAGCCTGTCCAATGACCTTCTCGCAGTAGATGAAAAGTCTTCGGACGTTGATTCTGTCAAACGCACTTGGTTTCGCAGAAAGAGTTTTGTCACCGAATAGAACTGTACCTTGGCCTGGGAAACTTACGACTGGGTTGTATCCAATTCTGTAGAGTTCGTCCCTTTCCTCCTGTGTAGGATTGTAAGCCAAACGAATAGCACTGTTAATAGTACCACGTTGGAATCCAGCAGGTGAAAACCATGTGTCTGCATCAGCGTCAGTTCTTGCCAAGATACCTGCGATGTCTCCGTTCAACGGAATCCAGCGATAGGTATCGTTGTACTTGTCGTACTGGTATCCCCATCCTGTGTCCAGAATAGAATACGTTGACGAGGTAAGGCTCGTTCTGAAGTTCTTTAGGTTTGAAAGTTCTGCGTTAGGCTTGTTTACTACGTCTGAGAACTCAGGTGAGATACAGACTACACAGTCTTTTCTCTTTCCTGCAATACCAGTAATGTAGTTAGCAAGTGTAGCCCCATCCCCTTCAGGTGGTGCTCCTAACATCATGATAGAAATTTCGATTACGTTAGGATCGTTGAACTTGTCCCATCCCAGTTGCATGTCTCCAACTGTGATAGCTCCTCCGTCACTTCCACCTGTCATCTCATAGTAATAGTTTTGTTTGACAGTTGTGAAACGGGCGTTCTTTGTGTATCCACCCCAGTCACCAGTCGCAGCGGCCATCGCTTCGTTTGGATGGTTCAACCACGATACGTACTGTGATGTATTGTTGATCCTCTGTTTGTAGTAGATGCTCGCTCCCTCTGGAGACTTAGCATCACGACCTACGGACAAGTTAGACCATGACTCAATTACGTCATCTTCTACTTCTGTCCAGTCAGCGGCGTAGTCGTAAACAACTACGTGAATTTCGTCATTTTGTGCATTCGCTGTTTCAGCGTGGGCTGATGTGCCTGGGGCTGAGTCAAAGTTCAGTGCGAACTTCCATCTCTTGTCGTAACTCGTTCCACCTGCAATAGCGGTAGTCGAGATAGGATGTTTGATGGTCATCGCTGTGTCAGACGTAATAGACTGAACTTCTGATGTATTTGCTCCAACCACAATCAAGTCACCGACTTTGAAGTCAGCGGTAAATGCTGTCCCTGTTCCGACTACTTCTAAACTGTTAGCGGTCAGGGATACTGTTCCAACCATGTTGAAATCTTCAAAGTTGGAATGGATCAGTCTAGTTGGTGCTGATCCCGCAGCTTGGTCAGCCAGTGGATAAGTAAAATCACACTGGGTATTTGATGTTATAGAAGCAACGTGAAATACGTTGCCGTTGACGGAAACTTTCGCTCCGACAAATAGTTCGTCATCAAATGCGGTGCCTGTTCCTGTACAAACTCCAGATACAATCTCTACAGTTCCAGTCATTTCTAACGCTGGTGTGTCAGCAGGACACATAGCGATTCCAAGGGAGTTACCCAAGGAGCCTGGAAATTTCGCGGCCCAGAAACGATTAGGTGTACTGTCTAAGTTTCCACCTTGGTCTGGGTCTAAGTCAATGTAGGAATCGGCGTTCTTTATAAGACGGCCTCCCCCATCAGTCGTAGCGTTCATTGCGTCATCAGCTACGACTCTGACTAATCTTAGGTTGTTACTGTAGCTCAGGAAGTTCGCCGCAGCATAATAATGAACGTAGGTATCTTCGTTAGGTGCTCCAAACCTCGCTTTTAGGTTTGGTTCAGATGTCACCAAAGTGATGTCATCCGCTGGACCCCATACAAACTGTCCTACCGCTGCAGCAATCGAGGTTGCTACTGCAGGTGTTCCAGTCGTAAGGTCAATCTCCCTAATCGAGACGCCTGGACTTATTGGAAATGCCATATAACTCCTTTAGTTACAAATCGTCAGCAGTTGCGTATACAATGTATTTAGTAAAAAACAGTATTACGACAACCACGAGTCATCACCATCTTTCACCACCATAGTCGGTGGTTCCTTATAGTCGTACTCTGTTATTCCATCATCATAAAATCCAAACGGAGTCAGATCATCCCACGTGTCTTGGTCGACATCCTGTAGAAATTCTGAACGTAGGGAAACCTCTATGAGGTCTTCAAAGTATTGTTGTGCAGAAAGCCAACCAAACAATAGGCAACACATCACGAGATCGTCTGTGTTTCCAGGCTGGGCTTCCCAACTCTTTCCCTTCTCAGTGAAGGCATAAAGTTCTTGTATTAGGTCCACATCCTTGATTATGACCTTGTCTCCTTCCACCATATTCTTGAACATATTCGCCCCTATGTTCTTGGTGATCATCGTCTGTCTCAGTCCCATAGACGCTGAACGAGAAAAACCAGCAGAGATAACAATACCTTCCCTACCATTATGTCGTGTCATGATCATGTTCTCGTAACCTATGTCGGTACGTAGAATGTGACCTACTTGAGCCCCAACGTCATTGGTTTCGACCAATACGTGAGCCTCGTTGTATTGTTTTGCAATCTGGTGTATGAAGTTCGGAAACACCAGAGGTGTGACTGTATTGTCACGATACTTGGCGACCAACATCGATGGATACTGGGACACATTCCAGACTGTGATTGCAGAATAATCTTTACCCTTTCCGTGCGCAACGTCAGCCGTCAAGGCGTATTGTTGTCCGTACTTGGGCTCTTCGTAGATGTCCAGACCATTCTTGGAGAAAACAGGGTCTTCCCATCTCAATGCCGTCAGTTTGTCAGCGGAAATAAGTGTGTCTGCAGAACCGATGAACTCTGTCTCAAACTCCTGTCTGAACTGTTCGACTGAAGTGTTTCGTATCTGTTTCTTTTTCCATTTTTCATCACGGCCTGGAACCTCAGACCAGTGGACTTCTATCGGTGTAAAGTCTGACTTTCTATCAGCTGCGTCCATCCACATCTTGTAGTAGTGGTTCATCCCTTTTGGTGTGGACACGATTATCATCTTCGTTTCGTGACCAGATGTAATCGTAGGATAAACGGAACGGAAAAAGTCCTCGGCTATATGGGATTCAACAAAAGCAAACTCATCAAGAAAAACAAGATTAAAAGAACTACCGCGTATCGCTGACGAGGAAGTAGAGGAACTGATGATAGAAGATCCATTCTCCAACTCAAAACTGCCTTTATTCCAGACTCCAACTCCTTGTTGTATCCAGCTAGGAAGGTGTTCGTATGCCAGTTGCATACGTTGGAGTAGTTCTCTAGAAGTTGCCGCCTTATTTGCAAGTAACGCCACCTTCTTACTCTCGTTGAATAGAAGATACCAAAGTATGAACGAAATAACTGTGACACTTTTACCACTCTGTCTCCCTACCTTACAAATTGTGAATCGGTTGGAGTTGAACGCATTGACCATCCGATGTTGAAACTTATACATCTTGAAGTCAACCAGACCAACGTCCAGTGAGACAATCTTGATATACTTTTCAATGAAATAAATTGGGTCTTCCGCACACTTGATGTATTCTTTTATCTGTTTGGCGGTAAACTCTTGTTCTTGGAACTTAGCCTTGATTAGAGGGTTCGCTATGTATGCTCTCTGACTCATCTTTGAAGGCTCCTGACTTGATCGCTTTGAGTAGGTCCGCAGTTGAACCCACCATTACATTATTTTGTATGTTGGTTTGTTTATGAATGTCCGACCCCTTGATCTTGTTCACTTTGCCGTGAAGTTCCACGAGGTCGGTTTGTGCTTCGGTATACTGTTTGAACAACTGACCAAAGACCTCGAACGCTCGGGGATGTCCCGATGCCTTCGCAAGTTCTAGTGCTTCCTGCATGGCCTCGGCCTGCATTTCTACACCTTGGTAAATGTTCTCTCTCGCGTATTCGAAATCAGTATCTAGGTGAGGTTGAGTTCTAGGTTTCTCTTCGACCACTTCAACTGCAGTCTCCTCAACCTCGTCTATACCAAATTCCTGGCGAAGCTCAAGTTCGTTCATAAGGTCGCGCCTTTCGGCAAATTTTCGGGCGAGACTTGTCCGCCCTGTATCATCTGAGTACATTGTATATTCACTTTCGCCCAGTAATCTTGTCTACGTTTGGAGATTTTTTCATCC